TAATACTATGGGCAGGTAATACTGTTGCTAGTAAAAGTAAAAAAGACTTACCGATGTTTCAACCATATCCATCGGATCAAACGTACTACGGTTATTTTAATGACTTTATGACGTACAACTCTGGTGATTGGACAATCACTACAACTGAAGCTGGTACAGGAAGTGCAACAGAAGCAGTTACCTCATCTGCTGGTGGAGCTTTATTGCTTACTAATGCAGCTGGAGATAACGATCTAGACTTCTTACAGTTAAAAGGCGAAGCATTTACACTTGCTGCTGGAAAAAGAGCATTCTTTTCAAGCAGATTTAAAGTAAGTGATGCAACTCAAAGTGATTTCGTTATGGGATTACATATAACTGATACATCTCCTCTTGATGTAACAGATGGTGTTTATTTCATTAGTGCAGATGGAGCAGCAACAGTTGATCTTTCTGTTGAGAAAAACAATTCCGCTACTACAGCTTCAAGTATCGCTACTATGGCAAATGATACATTTATTACTTTAAGTTGGTTTATTGACCCAAATACTTCAAACGTGCATTACTCTGTTAATAATGCAGAGCCTTTAGTTCTTGCAGATACTAACCTTCCAAATGATGAAGACCTAACTATTTCGTTTGGTATTCAAAATGGTGAAGCAGTAGCAAAAACTATGACTGTCGATTACATTAATGTAATGATAGAAAGATAGGAGTAAATAATGGCAGGTAGAATTGTAGGTTCTGATGTAAAAACAGCTACCAGCGTTAGCGCTGCTACAGGCGGTGCTGTATTACAGGGTGGCCGATCCAGATTAAGAGGGTACATAATCGCAGGAGGATCTTCTGACGGTACTGTAACTTTTAGAGACGGTTCTGTTACTGGTACCACTCTTTTAATTGCTCCTTGTAATGCAAACGATACTGAAACTTTAAATATACCTGATTCAGGTGTTTTGTTTGAAAGCGGTATTCACGTTGTATTAAGTAATATAGATAGAGTAACTGTTTTTCATTCTTAACATCTTAACTTTGTAGTAGCATCCTTGTGGTGCTACTATATTAATTAATATGGCAACACGAAGGAAAGCAAAACCCATACGAAGAACCACCAGAGGCAAGGGAGCTAATTACCGTCCTACGAAAAAAGGCGCTGGTATGACAGCAAAAGGTGTAAAAGCCTATCGTAAAGCCAATCCAGGATCTAAATTAAAAACTGCTGTAACAGGCAAAGTTAAAAAAGGGAGCAAAGCGGCTAAAAGACGTAAGTCTTATTGCGCTAGATCTCTTGGACAGCTTAAAAGAAGTTCAGCTAAAACTAGGAATGATCCTAACTCAAGAATACGTCAAGCAAGACGAAGGTGGAAGTGCTAATGGCAGGTAAAAAAGACGCTTGTTACAATAAAGTAAAATCAAGATATAAAGTATGGCCCTCTGCTTATGCAAGCGGAGCTTTGGTTAAATGCCGTAAAGTAGGTGCTAAAAACTGGGGCAATAAAAGCAGAGTTAAAAAAGCAACTGGTGGGGCTATTAGAGGTCAAGGTTGCATTATGAATAATAGAAAACGATAATGGCTGAAGAAGGTTTAAAAAAATGGTTTTCACGCAACAAAGGCAAAGGTTGGATAGACTGTAAAACTGGCAAACCATGTGGTAGAAAGTCAGCTACAAAATCTAAAAGACCATATCCTGCATGTAGACCAACAAAGGCTCAATGCAATGCAGCGGCTAAAAAGAAAAAAGGACCAGATAGAATTAGCTGGCAAAAAAAGTCCACAGGAGGACCTATGAGTAAAAAATTTGGTATGGATGACGGTGTTCAAACTTCTTATGAAAAGAAAAGAGGTGATGCTATTGAAAGAGCTATGTCTAAGCAAAATAGAATCAAGAAATCTAATGGTGGGTTTATTGCCAAAGGATGTGGTAAAGTAATGAACAATAAAAGAAAGGTAACAACCATAAGTTAGGAGCAAATATGCCAGGAAAACAAAAAAAAGATTTAAAAATTCAAGCAAGACTTGATGCAAAAGTTAGACCAGACGAGCCTGTATCAGAAGATCGTATTTATTTAAATATGCCTAAGAAAAAAGCTCCTGCAAAGAAAAAAATAGTTAAAAAGGGTAAAAAATAATGAAAAATACAAAATACAGTAGCATTATGAAAAAATCTAAAGGCGGAAGCATGATGAAGAAGTCTAAAGGTGGAAGTATCATGAGAAAGTCCAAAGGTGGAAGCATGATGAAAAAATCAAAAGGTGGATCTGTAATAGCAGGAAACGCAAACCGAAGAAGAGCTGATCAAAGTTAATTAGTGCCACATCTTATAAGTAACATCCCACATTTTAAATGCTGGGTTAGGAGAGAGTTTACTCACAATCATCAAAAGTACCAAGATGAGTACATACACGCGCTTGCAATAGCGGTAAATACTATTCCAGATAGATCTCTAAGCTTCCAGGTTGTATTTACTGGAGAAGAGGCTAATTGTGATGATTGGGACGAGGGAAACATTCATGGAGGCGCTATGTGGGCTAGAATGCCTATTCAAGGATTAGTTGCTGATATTCCTATGGAAGAGTTTCCAAAGCCTATGGAAGATCATTTAGTTCAACCTTGGGATTGTGAATCAAGAGATCATTCAGTTGTAATAATGGACAGGGTAAGTTCTTCTCCTTGGCTAGCAAAAATAGGAGCAGAATTTTATACAGCTAAATATTTGTTTACGGTTGATTACACCAATAATGAAATTGCAGATGACCCTGCACAACACAAACAATCTCATGTATTATATATAACTGAGGATTGTGAATGGAAAGGTAACTTGATTGCTTTGCCAAATAACAGAGTAAGGGCAACAAGTCCTGCATTATGGGTTACAGGTGAAGGACCTCCAGATTTTAAGCCGTCACAATGGGCGCATTCTGCTGAAGGTCATGAAAGTTATTTAGATCCATCAATTACATTTAACAATTTATATGAGAAATAAATGGCAACTTCAAACAGTACAAATTTTGAACCAAACGTAACAGAGTTTATTGAAGAAGCTTACGAGCGCTGTGGTCTTGAATTAAGAACAGGGTACGATCTAAAAACTGCAATAAGAAGTGTTAATTTAATGCTTGCAGAATGGGCCAATAGAGGCCTAAATCAATGGACAATAGAGCAAGATACTCAAACGGTTACTCAAGGAACAGCTGAATACACTTTAAATTCTAATGTAATAGACATTTTAGATGTTGTAGTCAGGAGAACGGTTAATAATGTTCAAACTGACATTTCTATCAGTAGAGTTGGTAGATCTGCATACTTAAATATACCAAACAAAGAAACTCAAGCTAGACCGTCTCAATACTTTTTAGACAAAACAATTTCTCCTGTTTTAAAAGTATGGCCAACCCCAGAAAATTCTACCGATATTTTAGTATTTAATAAAATTATTAGAATGGATGATGCAGATACTGCAATTAATACTATGGATATGCCTTTTAGGTTTTATCCTTGTTTTGTTGCAGGTTTATCTTATTATTTATCTTTAAAAAAAGCCCCACAATTAACTCCTCAGTTAAAAGCTTTATATGAAGAAGAATTTAGAAGAGCTGCCGATCAAGATGAAGATAGAGCCTCTTTTAAAATACGACCAAGTATTAGGATGAACTAAAATGGCATATGCGCTTGGTAAATTTGCGATAGCGCTATGCGATAGATGTTCTTTTGAATTTAAGCTTAGCGAATTAAAAGAAGAGTGGACAGGTTTTAAAGTTTGTTCTGAATGTTATGAACCAAAACATCCTCAATTAGAACCAGAACCACATGTTTCAGATCCTGAAGCTTTGTATAAACCAAGACCAAATAATGATACAGAAGCTGGCGAAGGTTTTGTAGTAGTTACCAGTTCTAGTATTTTTCAAGATGATTTTATGAACCCTTCAACGCTACCTACAAACTTTACAGTTGATAAACTGACATCATCACTAGGAAGCGTTACAATTACATTATCATGACATTATCCGAACTAAAAACATTAATACAAAATTATGTGCAAAATAGTGAAACCACTTTTGTTGCCACTCTTGATGATTTTATTCAAATAGCAGAAGACAGAATATTTGAATTAGTTCAATTTGATTATTTTAGAAGAAATGTACAAGGATCTATGACGGCTGGTTCTAGGTTTTTAACAGCTCCAAATGATTTTCTATTATCTTTTTCATTATCTGTAATTGACAGTAATGGTGATTATCATTATTTAGATAAAAAACATCCTAGTTTTATGCAGGAGTACACACCAGATCCTACAGATTCTTCAGAAAGAAGTAGACCTTTATATTATGGAGATTTTGATAAAGATTTAAATACTGGTTTAAAAGAATCTACTTTAATTATTGCTCCCGTTCCAGATCAAAACTATACAACTGAACTTCATTATTTGTACAAACCAACTTCTTTAGTAACAGATACAACAGGAACTTGGATTTCAGTAAATGCAAAAAATGCTTTATTATACGGTTCATTAGTAGAGGCTTACACTTTTATGAAAGGTGATGCTGATATGATGAATCTTTATGAAAAAAGATTTAATCTAGAAATTTTAAGATTAAAGAATCAAGCAGAGGCTAGAGGAAGAAGAGACGAATATCGTTACGATTCTTTACGAACTTCTGTTTCGTAAAAAAAGGAGAGAAAATGAAAAAAATTAAAAGCCTTAAAGGCAAAACTGTAGCTATTGTGGGTATGGGAAAAAGTTGGTTTGATTACAACTTAGCAAAATCTCATGGTACTCACTTTGATGAAGTATGGGCTATCAACGCAGTAGCATCTGTAATCTATCATGATAGAGTATTTATGATGGATCCAGCATCTAGATTTTTAGATACTGATGATGCAGGCGGTCAAACCGATAGTATGTCTAAATTATTAACAGAACATGAAGGCCCTATTTATACTTGTGAATTAGATGAGCGTTGTCCAGGTCTTAAAAGTTATCCCATTAAAGAAATTGTAGAACAAACAAGTTGTTTTTATTTAAATAATACGGTTGCCTATGCAATAGCTTTTGCTTATTGGAATGAAGTAGCTAATTTAAAATTATTTGGTATAGATTTTTCTTACAAAGGTAATCTGCATTTTGCAGAAGCAGGCAGAGCCTGTTGCGAATTTTGGTTATCAAAATGTATATCTAAAGGTATTCAAGTAGAAGTTGCTCATAGTAGCGCTTTATTAGATACAGACGTACCAGCAGAGCAAAAACTATACGGTTATCATAGGCTTGCAGATCCTTTGGTGGTGTTACAAAACGAAGATTCTGTACAAGTAAAAAAATTAAGTGATTTAGATATAAAGAAAGTTCATCAAGAACCTGTAATGATTGACAGGAATGATACCCACCTTAAAAAAAATAAAGTAGGAGAACCTAACAAATGGTAATGAGTTATAAGGCTGGACCCGAGCTAGGGATTATAGAAGTTCATACAACAAACGAAGGAGGGCATCCGCCTAGTTTTTGGGCAAGGCTGTGCGTAGAAAAAATGATACAAACAGAAGATGACACTCCTCAAGAAATAAAAGATCAA